ACCCTCACCTACTTGCATGTCAGCTATAGATGCAAAACGCTGACCAGCTTGTACAACGACACCCATAAGTTGAAGAAGTGTTGCACTTGGCTCTTTGAACGGAAGTGTCATGAAAGCATCTCTTATGTTTCCGCCAGGAGCATCTACATCTCTGAATTCACCAGGTTGTATAGATTGTGCATCATCTCTAATTCTGATTCCTCTTTGTTTAAATCCTGCAGGTAAGTTTGATAACGTTCCTGCATCTAATAAACTTCTTAAAGCTGATGTTGCTGTTCTTGATAATCCACCAATCATGTGGATTAAACCAAATCCATAAAAACCTAAACCAGGTAAAAATTTAAAATGAACAAAGTATGAAATCTTTTTTCTTAACGCATCGCCGACTTCATAGTTTCTTCTGATTGATAATACTTGTCGAGAGTTTTCTTCGATCGTTACAATGTAAGGTAATTTAATACCAGTCGTTTCCCCATCGGGTCCTCGATCTTCAAAACCCTCGATGTCTAGATTAACATGACATTCAAGTAAGGTAAAGACATCTTCTGGTTTACCAGTTTGTCTCATTCCTTCTAGTTCATGTTCTTTTTTATCTAAGTCTGTTTCATTCTCATAGCCAGGAGTTAAATCTATGTCTTTATAAAATCCTCCTACTTGTTGTTTTCTTAAATCGTTTCCAGAAGTTTTAATTCTGTGAATGATTGATTCCGCATCATCTAATGAGGTAGCAGCATACGGAACAATCAAATCATCTGCAGGAACAAACTTTGATACAGCTCTTCCTAATAATTCATCATAATAAACTTTTTTAAAAGCAGAACCTGATAGAGGTAAATAAAATAACATTTGATCAAACTCTGTTTCGTACTCTGGCATTTGATCCATCAATTGATAATTCATAAATTCTTTTACTCGTTCCGCTTGAGAAGATTTTTCAGGTGATGGTGCACCTACTGTTTGAGTTCTTACAGGTCCTTGAGCCGGGAGCAATTCTTTATAAGCCAATGCTTGGAATTGAGTAACCGCTTCTGCTAGAACAGGATGCGTGGCACCCGAAGCTCCTTGAAAGGGTTCTGTTTTTTGTTCATATTTAAATCCTAAAAGATCTAAACCTTTTATGTAAGCTTGTTCCCAATCTTGTCTTGAAGATTTATAGTCGGAATAATTTTGATATAATTCTGAACCAAGAGGCATCAATATTTCCTCTGGTAGTAACTCTGCCAAATTGTCGTAGTGATTTTCTGATTGAGCCTGGTTGAAGGCTCCTGGTTCAAAATTAATTTCTACACCACCATCTTCCGTAGGTGTAATTTCAGTTTCACCTTGATTAGGTAATTCTTCTTGTAGTTCAATATTCTCTTCGACCGCTGTTTCAGGTCCTTCTATTTCAATAGATTTTCTAACTTCGTTTGGAAGTGCTTTGTCGATTTCTGCCATTACTTTTCTCCAGTTTTACATCTTTAACAGTATTATACTCAATATTCAAGCCTTGTGATAATGGCCCAGACTTTGGTGGCACTGTTGTTGTAAGTTTTCTATACTTACTTGGGTGTTTAAATACAAATGTCATTTACCAATAATAAGTTCGTTTTTTTCTAGGTAGTTGTTCTTCTTTATAGTCTTCTGGGTGAATAATCAAGCCCCCTTGTCTAAATCGCATTAAAGCTTGTGTAGTACTATCCACTAAATCATCATGATCTCCATATGGAAAAGATGCACACTCTTCAATTACCTCTTGAGCAAATTCTCTTTCTTTAGGAGCCCAAACCATTCCGGACTCAAACAGTGGGGCTACAGAATTTACACGGCTGTGTTTGTCATTACCTTTAGAAGGAGAAAAATTAACGACGGGTATCCCCATCTGTCTGAGTTCATAAGTCAATGGAAGACCAGAAGCTTTTGCTTCCACTAAAACTGTTTCAGGTTGCCAGTAATCATATTGTTCTTTTGCAACTCTTCTTAGTTCAGGAAATTCTAAACGTTCTTTTAATGCATCTAATAAAATTATATGTTGTGGATCTCCTTCGTTCTCTGCAAAGATTCCCCAAGTAGTAATTGCAGAATAGTCTGCAGTTTCTTTTTTTAAAAATGCAGTATCATAACTTTGAATAACATGAAGCAATGGAGGTAAATAATCTTTATCCCAATTCTGCCACCATTCTCTTTTTAATAATGCACCTTCTTCTGCAGTTGGATTTTGCATGTACTGTGCATTCCATTTTGAAATACCTGCTGACGCTTTTACTTTTTCTAATTCTTCTAACTTCCAATATTCTGGCCAACAAGGTTCACCACTTGGCATGACAGCAGGAAACTCTACAACTTCCCATTGATCTGCTTTTTCTTCTTTAGCTCCAGCATTAACTAATTGTGCTGTCAAATCTTTTGTAGACCATCTTGTCATAACAACTACAATAGCTCCACCAGGTTGAAGACGTTGTCTTGGTCCTGAAGTATACCATTCATAAGCATTATCAAATGCTGTAGGTGAATTTACATCTTGTTCTGAATGTGGATCATCAATGATTAATAAATCAGCACCCCTCCCGGTCACCGCACCTTGGACACCGACTGCAAAATATTCTCCACCACCATTTGTTTCCCAACGCCCAGCTGCTTTAGAATCTTCTCTAAGTCTTGTTGTAAATAAATCTTGATACTCTTGTGAGTCAATCAATGTTTTAGCTTTTCTACCAAAACGAATTGCAAGTTCTGCTGTGTGGGTTGCTTGAATAATTTTTAAATTAGGTCTGTTACCAATCATCCATGCAGGTAAAAAATAAGATGCAAATTCTGATTTAGTATGTCTTGGTGGCATATTAATAATTAATCTTTTTAATTCACCTGATAATATTCTATTAAATTTTTCTGAAATAACTTTGTGATGTTGACCTTCAACAAATTCTGGCCAGGTGTATTTTACAAAAGATAAAAAATCAGTTCTATATTTAGATTGAGTAGTTTTTTTAACTCTAGTTAAAATATCTAATTTTAATTGTCTTCTGACTTTCGGATCTGCAATTGCATTTATTTTTTCTAAACTAAGCATAATATTTAATTATGGTACCAAAAACTATTTAGCAGGAATCTATCTGTAAATCAAACACTATAGTGTATATTCTAGGATCCCTTTTTTTGATTTATACCCCTCCCCCCTTTTAAAAAGTTCGACTTTTGACTTTGGTCTGGTACCTCTATGGGTGGGACCCGCCCACATGCTCTTCTCTCCCTGCGACAATGTGTCGCACCTACTATATCTAGTGGGTGCGACGTTATGACATATTGACTAGTCCATGCAATCTTTACAGTAGCCTTGTTTCCAAGACCACCAACCAGGTCGCACGACTTGACTACACCCACGACAAGTGTTCGTTGTAGCGCACCACTCGTGCGCCTTGGTTCGGGCTTCCTTTTTAGAGAAGCCCTGGCCAATAAACTCTTCCTTTTTTAAATCAACTAAAATTCCCATGATAATTGCTTATCTTGATTATAGTCGAAGTTATTATCAGACTTAACTACTTCAATAGTATTACTACCTTGTTTGCCAAGATTAGCATAAGCCACGTTTAATAAGTGGTAAGTAGTGTCTTTGTTTGTGTTCTTTAATTCACACACTTTTTTAACCGCTTGAGCTGTTTCAAGATCATAGACCTCATTATCCTCAATGCTAACGCTTGGTGTGATACCTTCGTAGTTTGTATGTTTTATTACAATGTATGCCATTTTATTCCTTTCGTTATGGGATATTAATAACATAATATCCCATAAACTGTCAAGTGTTAGTTTTCGTTTTTTATATTAGGTAAAGCTGTTAAATCTTGGTTCCAACTTAACCCTATTTTTTTACTTACTTCATTTAAAGCAATGGCCAGACTATCTGGTGTTCCCGCTTCCATGACAGTATCCAAGGCCTTTTGCTCTAACACTTTTAGCTCTCTTAACCTTGCACCTTCTGGTCTTCGCTCTATTTCTTTTTCAGCTTGATTTTTAGCCCAGGTTCTTAACTGATCTTCACAATCAGATAAAGACAACTTACTATCGCTATAGCTGTCTTGTTTTCTTCTAAAGCTATAATCAAGTTCAGCGTCTTTAGGTTTTTTCTTTTCAAAGAAAGTTATAGCTGTTGCTCTAGCTTCCTCTAGTTTTTTTTCAGCTTCAGCGAACGCTTTTATTATTTTATCCGCGCCAATCTTTTTTGAAAGTTTGGCAACAGCAACATCAGTCGCTTTTGCTTTAAACTGTTTTACTAACAGTTCCTGGTCTTCTATCAGTGGTTCAAATTGTCTTCGCACTTTTGACTTAAAGTGTTCCAACTGATATTTAGTCATTGCTCTTGTCATATGTATTTTCCTCCATTTGTTAAATACACATGTGTTTTAAAACACATGTGTTCGCATTACCATTTGACAAATTGTCGCAGTTTTTGTTTTTTTTTAGGGTGGGCCCCGCCCACAAGCTCTCCTCTGCCTGCGTCAATTTAGCCAATGTCCACTGCTCAAGGCTCATGCTATCAAAGCGCTATGAATAAAAAAGAATTAAAAGAAATTACAGGGTCATTTAGTAAACCCTCAAAGATGCCAGGTTATAGCTACGGCCTGCCCGCGTGGGAGTGTAAGACAGGCGGCAAACTTGCTTTAATTCCTGGCACGGTGTGCTTTGGTTGTTATGCAAAACGAGGTTTTTATACTATGTATAAAGGCGTCAAGGCTGCGCAATATAAGCGTTTAAATTCTATTACTAAACCTTTATGGGTTCGAGCTATGGCAATTCAAATTAATTCTTTTAAGTGTAAAGAATTCCGATGGCACGATGCAGGAGATATTCAAAGCATTAAACACTTATTAAAAATTTTTAAAGTTTGTAAGTTAACGCCAACTGTTAAACACTGGATGCCAACTAAAGAAGCTCAGTTTTTAAAACATATTCCAGTTAATAGAATTCCAAAAAATTTAATAATAAGATTATCAGGAACTAATGTTGATGGGCCCGCGGGCAAGTTTTGGAAGTCTACAAGTACAGTCACAACAGACCCCAAGAAGGCAACATGTCCAGCGCCAACTCAGGGCGGAAAATGTCTAGATTGTAGAAAATGCTGGTCCCGTAAAATTAAAAATATAACTTACTTAAAACACTAATGACAATTGAACAATTAAAAAAATTAAAATGTCCAGAAGCATCTAAAGGATGCAAGCCTCACGGCTGGCCAAGAGGTAACCCAAAATATAAAAAGCAACAAGCCACAAGTCACAAGGAACAAGGCTCAAGTGGTTAGGAAGTTTTTTTATTTTTGGGGTGGGGGCCCGCCAACAAGCACTTCACAAGGTGCGACAAATTGTCGCGCGTCACTTGGTCACATTGACAGGCAAATTGTCGCATGGGCCGTGGCACATGGCCACAGGCGCAAGCTTGTGGATAACTTAAAATATTTTTTATCTCGCCACATTTCGAACACATTATTATGGGATCTTGTAGGATGTCAAATTAACAACAATGGAGGTGATTATGGCATTACAATACGACTACACAGCCTTGGACACAGAAGGTTGGACCAACGACCAGCACAATGTTG